TTGTCTTATGGTCTATTTATCAACCAACGACAACCTGGCCATTTTCATTCAGGGCTTCCCACCACTGAACTTGGAATTCAACAGAGAATTCTTCAATAACGTTGTTTTGATCGTAAGAAAGTTCGATCGAAGAAACGTTAGTTGGGAACACACCATGGAAGTGGTATGATCTCAGGATGGGAATAGTATTACCCGAGGTTGCAGGAACTCCAGCCTGATTAGTGATTGGAGCGCGACCAAGTTGATGAACGTAGGCTTCCTGTTGATAGACTGTTGGATCGACTTCACCAGCATTATCAGAAACTTTATTGATGATGTTCATCCACTTTTCGAAAGCATCTCTAAGAACAAAGTTGCTATCGTTGATAACAGTGATCGTCCAGGTATCGAAACTTCTCTCACCAGCGATCTTAAGTTCTCTTCCACGGAAAGGAACAGAAATTGGAGCCACAATAGAGGCGGGCAGGTTAGCTCCTTTTACCAGGAAACGAGTTCTATCACTCACATCGTTGTCGTCGATGCCCAGGTTTGGGAACTTGAGTTCTACCTCAAAGAAGTTAGGGCGAACGCCGCCGCCCAACAACTTCGACTTAAAGGTATCCAGGGTTCTCGCATTACTCCCTGTATTTGGGATTTGCTGAGGCATTGTTTTTTACTCCTGTTAGATGATTAGACGATGATGTTACTATTTAATGATCAAACTGTACCGATCACTTCTTCGAAACTGACACCCGTGCGGGTGGCAACGAAGGTCAGGCCGATGAAGTTGATAGAACGTGCTGGTTTGATGAAGATGTCGGCACGGAATTCATTCGCGTCGATCACGTCTGCAGTGTTATTACTCTCATCACAGACAACCAGGAAGTCTGTGATACCTCTCTTAGCCTGAACATCGCGGAGGAATGGTTCTACGATGTTGACGAAGTTTGCTCTGGTGATTGCATCGTTGAACTCAAACAGTTGAGCACGTGCAGCTCTCTCGATTGCAGTTTCAACCGTGAGGAACAAACGACGAACGTTGATTCTATCGAAGGCAGAAACAAAGGACAGTGCAGTCTTATCACCGAAGAGAACAATACCACCACCAGGAGAAGCCACAATTGGGTTTACTCTCTTAGTGTAAAGCAGATCTCTTTGTGCCTGTGATGGGTTGTATGCAAGTTTGACTGCATTATTAACCGTACCACGGGTGGTTCCAGCAGGTGAGAACCATGGGAAAGAGTTCTGGGAAGTTCTTGCCATCATTCCAGCAACGTCTGGGTTGCAAGGAATATAACGGAACTTATTGTTGAAACGATCGTAAGTATACTTGTAGTTACCATCAAGAACTGCGTATGAAGAAGAGGTAACTCCCTGTAAAGTAGTAAGAACGTTTGTTGTTTGTGTATCACTATTCGTGAGAGGTACATCACCACTCATCAGGTCTGCCTTTCTTGGAGAAATGACAGCAATACAATCTTTTCTATTGTCGGCAATCTGAACAAGTTTGTTAGCCTTACCAACGGTCTCATCTCTGGAAGCAAGTCCAGGGCCCATGATTAAGAAATTAACTGGATACTCTCTAGCATTTGCAAACTGTTCATAACCAGTCATCAAATCGCCAAGAGTTGCACTGTAAGTAGGAGCAGTGTAAGTACCGCCGTAGTCCTTACCACCTTGCAGTGAGTATGTCGATCTACCGATACCAGAGAACGAAATACCCTGTGCGTTTTGTCCCCATGCACTAGAGGAAGCGGTGAATGCAGTGTTTCCACTTGCAAAGTCAGTTGCAGTTCCGTTTGGAGCAAATCCAGCAAACAAGTATTCTGAATTGTTTGCTACATAATCCTTATAGTATACTGGTGCATTGAACTGGGTTGCATCTTTAGCCTTAGAAAGACCTACCCACTTTTCGAGGATTTGTCCACTGGTTCCAGTTTGAGATCCATCATCATCAACAACTACGACGTTAATCTCATCAAATCTAGCATCTCTTGCTGATGCATAAGAAGATGTGCCTGGTTTAGGAGCAACGTTCTTCCAATATACTGTCGAATTTGTCAGTCCAAGGGTTTGAGACTCGTACCAGTCAACAGCAGTTGTTGGAGTGAGAGCTGAGTTTGTGGTGATACCAGTGACCTGCATAAGTTCACCAGTGGTTCCTACACCCGCAACACTTCTTACTCTGATGTAATCATTGACATCGATGTTTCCGAGTGCATTAACACTGAGAGTGGTAAGGAATGAAGAATTTTGTGTTTCTCTTACGGTTGTTGCAGCACCAGCACTTGAGAGAACGGTAACTGAAGTGCCATCATTAGCTGCGGCTTCTGTTGTTCCATCAATACCTCTGGTTGAGAAACCAACGAATCCAGTTCCTGAAACAATAGTTTCTCCAACACCGATCAATTCTCCACCAATAAGAAGGAGGTTTGCGGTGCTATCGCCGATGGTATTAATACCAGAAGTGCTAGAAAGATTAACACCAGTTGCACCGATCGATAACTGTTGTCCACCAGATTGGTCAATTGTGATGGAAGAACTTACAGTATTATAAAGGAGAACTGTAGAACCAACACTAACTGCACTTACAGAAGTACCACCAACAGCTCTTGTAATAGTGATGGAAGTGGTTGCTGAACCAGTTGCACCAGAAATGTTCAGAACTCTTGAGGTTTTAAACTCATAAACTCCACCCTTTTCATAGTTGGCGTCGGATGTAGTTCCAGCAGTAGAAACTTGACTTGTAACTTTTACTTCAATAGATGAAGCACCAATACCAGTTACAATTCCTTTCAGGTGTCCGTTCAGAGTCAATGATGTACCAATACCACCAACCGAAGCACCACCAAATGCTTGGGTTACTGCAGCACCTACAACAATACCACCTGTGTTAATACCAGTTAAAGTTTGGTCTGATTTTGCGTCGATGACACAAACTTTCAGATCATTAGCCCAAGTACCAGGGTTTTTAGCAGCCCAATACCAAGAAGTTGCGGTTGAATAAGAGTTAAAATAATCTTCGATATTTTTTACTTTTAAGTCTGTGACCGAAGAACCTGATCCAGATGCAACAGCGGAGTTAGCGTTAACAAGTGACGTGCCATCTGTTCTGACAACTCTCAAAACGCCACCATATGAAAGATAGGATGAAGCACTCATCCAATATTCATACTGATCACTAGTCTCTTGTGGTTCCCCAAGAGTATCTACTAAATCTTTTTCGTTTTCAATGAGAATTGGTTCATTAACTGGACCCTTAACAAAAGGTCCTGCGATGGCGCCAGTCTGGTCACTTACGCCTGTAATTCCACCACGGGTAAGATCAACCTCTCTTACCTTAATTCCAGGAGATACTAAGCCTAAACCAGCCATCTGATTTCCTCTAGAAGTTTCAGTTGATTTCTAAATTTATTTATTGATAGCAAGCTTTTCAAATGGGGAAATAGGACGTGAACACTACCAATCAGGATATTCCCACCTATCAAATATGGTATTTGTCATTCTACTGACAGTCACTCGTTGTATCGTGCAGGTTTTACATTCATATGAATATGCAGATGGATATGAACCTCTATCTTTTCTTGTCAGATAGAAATCATCGATAAGATTTTTTCTCTCACCACAAACCCTACATGTCCTCTCAACAAACAGTAGATGTTCTAGATCAAACTTATCATCAATATCCATCAATAATACTCCCACATATAACTTAGATCTCCATATGTTGAATTAAGATCCGTCATGTCAGCTTTCTTCCAGAGAGTTCCATCATCACCCTGAATTATTTCATCATCCAAACCATCACTGATAAAACCAAACGGTGCCATGTCCTGTTCAATCTGGTCTCTCTGGTCTTCGTACAATCTCTTACGGACATCCTGGTCAGTCAGTTCTTTAAAGTAGTCTTGTGCAACCAACCATGCATAGATAACCAAACACATTGCAAGGTCATCATTACATCCATCCTCAGCCTCAAATGAGTTTCTCTTGTGGATGAATGTGGTAAGTTCTGATATAATATCGTAGTCTTTGAAGAGAACCTTATCGGCCTCAATCATTGTCTTCAGGTTGGAACATCCTACTGCCTTTACAGCCTTGGACATCTTGAGACCCAACTGAGTTTTCTTTCCTGAGAAACCCTGACCTACGATCTGTCCCGCACGTCCTCTCATCGAACACTGAAGAAGATTGGGATACTCAAGATCGTAATTTAGAATAGCTGCAACCTGATCACCAATATCATTCACCTCACATAATACCCATGCATTATTATATGACTTTACCGTTTCATAAATGATGGATGGGAACAACATCGGTTTGATTTCGTTGTTCTTATATTTGGCTACGACTTTGTGTGGATACTCGGTAATGTCCACAACAACGAAAGCCGAATAGTCATTACCACCACCACGGGCAACGTCAACAGTGCAAACGTAATCGTGGTTGTCAATCGGTTTTTCATATACATCCAGACCATTACCAGATTGAATGGCCCTGTCATAGACCATGGCTCTCAACTTGGCTGGATTGATGAGAGTATCAACTGATCCAAGGAACTCACATTCAAACTCAACCTTGAACTGGTTTTCTGAAGTGTTCTTGATGGTTTGTTCTCGCCACTGTTCATCGCGGCCTGGAACTTCTGACCAGTGAACTGAAGTTGGAACGTATTCGTTTTGACCCCTCTCAGCATCATGCCACATTCTATAAAAATGGTTCATGCCGTGAGGCGTTGAAACCATTATGACTTTTGTGCTTTTACCAGAAGTAATAGTAGGATAAACAGATGCAAAGAAGGAGTCAGCGATGTGATTAGGGACGAACGCGAACTCATCGAGGAAGAGGATATTGAACGACATGCCTCGGACAGCACTCGCAGATGTAGAAGCTGCCAATACCTTACTGCCATTCTCCAACTCCATTGATCCTTTGTTCCATGCAATGATACCCTGTTGCATCCACTTTGGCAGGTTCTCATATGCAAGTTGTAACCTACTGAGGAGTTCCCTTGCAGTAGATGCTTTGTTGGCAAGAATACCAACGTTTACACTGTCATTGAATACAATGAAGTGAAGTAAGTATGATACCGACGTTGTTGACTTACCCGTCTGTCGGGGCATCATACAGATATTAAATCTATTTTTATGAAAACGACTGATTAACTTCTCTTGAAACTTATACGGTTCAAAAGGAACAAGACCTTCATCCAGAGAAACGATACGAATATAATTTCGCGCAAAGTAAACAGGATCTTCTTTACACTTAATAAATTCTTCGATCTGGTCTTTGGTGAACTCAATGGCGGTGTTGGCCTTCTTGAGGTTCGGGTTACCAAGATATACTTCACTCATCTAACTCATGATACGCTAGCTTAAGTATGTAGTAAATACACCACGCAGTAAAAGCCAATCCGCAACACAGAAGTATGATTACACTCCAAGTGGGATCATTCAGGTTCTGGTGGGGTCTTAGTATGAGTTCCATCGAAGGGTGCCCAGTGTTCCCACTTATACTTATGCACCGCCCAAATTCCAAGTATAGGAACTACAATCAAAAAGTAACTGAGTATACCTAAGGTGAATGGATTTTCCATCACCCACCGTGCAACATGGCCCATTTTTCTCTAAAATACCTATCTGTGTGATTTAAACAATCGAGTGGTGCAACTTCATCAGTTTTAGCCCAATCATAACAAAAGTCAACCATGTCTGTTGTGACATGACTGACTCCATATATTCTTGAAAAAGAAGACCAAGCAAAATGAAACTTTTGCCTAGTGTGCGGTTCCATTGCCCTTATAGTGTTCGGATTCATAGTAGTGCCCCTTCTTTGAACCGAAGTAAATTGTAGTTAATACAAAGGGTATGGCAACGATTGCAAGTGCCTTTCCTAACAAATGTTCCATGATTTGATATTGGGTACGTGTGATAAAACGGACATTAATACGAACCATTTAGATGCCCTAGAGTTAACAACATATTCTTTATCGTTAACAGTTACTATGTATTTTTTCATTGATTTGATGGATCAATATTTAAGTCGTTCAGGTAATCGATCCACCATTGGGGGTCTTTGTTCCTTCTCCACTGTGGAACCTCCATTCCCTTTTCAAAGTAATACTTCCACAGAGCCTCATCGATAATCTGTTTTACTTCCATACTCCTCGTCCTCTTCATCAACGTCTCCATATGGGTTTTCCACATAGGGTCCATGTGGTCGTTTGGCATCATCTCTGACATAGGTTCTTTCAGCTTCGATAGTTGCAATCCATACTGAGAGTTTCATTACTATGTAGATGATACCCAGTGGTAAAAAGCACGCAATGAGGATGAGTGGTTTCATTTGTCCTTTAGCAACTCTTCTATTCTTTTACGCATGTCTTCAGACTTCTTCTGTTCTCTTTCACAATGTCTATAACCATGATGGCCTCTGATAATCATCGTGCCCTGATAGAACATCGTGATCCCAAAAACAAATAATAAAATACAACCAATCAGTTCAATGTGATTTTGAGCCATGGCAGTAGGGGTGGAATAGCCCCGACGAGTCTTAGAAGTCCCTCAGCAAATAAAGCAAGAACCACCCAACCGACGCACATACTAATGATAGAAGCATTACGGTTGTGGCGTCGTATTGCTGCATCGATCATCTCCTGAACTTCTTCTTTAGTTACTGGGGTGGTCATTTTCCAATTCAGTAAGTCGTTTCGCCCATGTTACTCCACCTTCTTGTCCCATGCATGGGTTTATGCAGGTTTCGTCACCATGATTATTACAAACCAGACCTGCGAGATCCAGCTCGTTTCCTTTTTTGCCCGTGCCCGTCCAGTAGTGCTGACCATTAATCCATAAAGCACCACACTTCGGGCATTCCCTTCTCTCCATAGAGAGATCGGACATTTCTTTATTGTTATCCATTAAGGTCTGAGAGTTTAGATGGTATTCTCAATTGTTTTTGCAACCTGCGTTTCATAAAATACATTTGGATCTTAATCCACAAATACTTGATTTGTAGTTCAAGATAAACAAATACACGCATAGTTCCTTCAATACCCGCATACCAAATCATCCCGATGAGGATGAACATACACAAGTACAAACTAATTAAGGATGTTCCCATAGTAGAGCATGGCTCAAAGCTGTATCTATAAGATACACTATCTCTTAACTATTCCTTTGTATAACTTAATACTGGTTTCAACACATTAACGTGTTTCTCTCCACTGAATAGTATTAAAGACATCTGTTGTTGTATTAGTGTCTAGGTTCTGAACAATAACAACAAAAATATTACTATCATTCGAATCAATATTTTGTGCAATATAAGATCTTCTAGCTGTGGTTGGATTAAATGAAACTTGAGCAGATGCTTGTTTACCTGATGGATTATTAGCAGCAATCAAAGTTGCCTGTCTCAAATCTCCACCAGTTGTTGTGAAGTTAGTCCCTACAGTGACATTATACTCAACTGCTGAATCATCATCAGCACTTACCCAACTTCCACCAGTGATATTAGTATTGCTTGGAACTCTCCAAACTTCAATTCTACAATTCGTAGAATCACTTAAACACTCAACCCCAGTTACTCTTACAGTTGTTCTGTTTGGGATTCCTTTGAATGTATCCTTACATCGAATAGCCATGACACATTGTCTGCCAGTTGCACCACCAGAAGCAGAGAATGATATTGGACCATTAAAGGCACCAAACTCCACACCAGTCTCAACATATCCACCTTCACTCAATACAGTGGCACAAATTTGTTCCATTGATGTGATACCAACAGCAGTGTCGGTATTTGCAACTTCGCAACGAATTGGAAGTGAAGGTAAACTCCAATAGACATGTTCTAGATTATTTGCATGTTGAAACTCATGGAAATAGAAGTTACTTCCGTCTAGAACTAATCCACATCTAAGTCTTCCAACTCCCAACCACTGAAAGTCTGTGATGAACAGCTGAGTTTTTGTCCAGTCAACGTCTACTCCAGACTGACCAGTTCCATCTAAAGGATCCAAACTCCAGTTGGATTGATTGACAACGGTGTCAACTGCGGTTCCTGTGGTATAAGATCTTCTTACAATAGAAACAGTACCATCTCCAGCCTGTTGGAGAAATACACCATTTCTATCATCAAAATATCCAACCTTTTTAGTTGTGTTTGTTCTATAATCGATGAAGTTGAAACTTGCCATGGCAAATTGAGATTTACCTGGCATATAATGGTGATACATTCTTGATTGGTGTATCACTTGTGAGGTTGAACCAACACCAACTATAAGACCAATCGATGCTGTGTTTGCGTTTGTAACGGTTGTTGATCCAGTACCAATTTTCTTTGTTAATAATTCAACTTCTTCGCCATAGATGTGAGTATAGTCTGCAAGTGTGTATGGCTCAGATACACGCATTCTACCAAACGCATCATATCCTCCACCACCTACTCCAGTAGCAACTCCACAGTTTCCAATGTTGCCGTATCTGTCGGCACACATGAAAACTTCATGTAGAGTTCTCTCTTGGTTGAGATAGTCCTGTGTATTCTTATTCCACTGAGCCATGAATTATACCCAATCTAGTTTTGCGGGATGATATCTCTTCGCGCTTTTAATATCTAGGTTACTTTCGGCGACAGGATAAATCTGTTGAACCAAAGCACCAGGATATGAAGACTGAAGATTTTCAGCCAACTGATCCTTCGAAGGCATTCTACCTCTCAGTTCCAAACGATAGAGATTACCTTCCCAGAGAATATCTGCAACATAACTCTCTTCAACCTGTTGTTCTGGTTGAGAGTTCATGTAGAGATTTCCGTTGAAGTCGCCAGAGATGTTTACACTTTCACCAAGATTGTTTCTCTTGGCAGCAGCGTCCATACGAGCGCGTTGTGCAGCTCTTCTTAAATCTCTTTGAATTTGTGGTTGACTTTCTCTTGCCTTTTTAGCCGCAGCTCTCTCCGCGTCAGTTCCTAATACTCTATCAATTCCTTGTTTTGCTTTTGTTTCGGTTCTGTCTCTTGCAGCTGCCCTACGATCGGCAAGAGCCTGTCTTCTTTGTGTCTCAGCAGCACTAAGTTTCCCTGATGGACGTTGAACGTTGGGAGTTCTTGGTTTTGTTTCTCCACCCTGACCATAATCCACGGGTTTAGATCTTCCACCTTCTCCCTGTCTCTTTGCCTTGAGGACGTTTGCGGCTGCACCAGCAGCAAACGTAAGTGCGGGAAGTGCGTATGGTGCAGCTAAAAGTGCAGGTACTGCTTCGTGAATATCTTGTTTGAGGTTATTGAAGGATTTCATGCTACCGACCTAGAACTCTTTGTTTTGGCTTGAAATTGACCAGGACCAAATCCTGTAACAGGATCAATCAGGTGTCTTTTTGGTGCAGGGTTATAAGAACCATCTTTTTTCTTCAAGGGTGGCATAATCTTAAAGGGTGATAATGGTTTAATAACGTTTACCTGTTCCACAAACTGTTGAAATGTTTTCATGATCAGCAATTCCAGGCTCTGAGGGACTTATTGATCCTGCTATCGGGATCGTTAGCAGTTTTGGCAGAAGTCAGTTTCTTTTTCATGCCTTTCATTCTTGCACAGAATGATGCACGTCTCTTGTTACCGACTTTCTTTGATGGGGCTTTGAGATCACTACCAGGGTTCTCTCTTTCATAAGACTTACGACCCTTCTCATTTAATCCACCTGAAGGGTTCTTACCAGACTTCTTT